CTTTACTTCTACATTTCTCATCTGGTAAAATATCTTGTACTGGAAACTCAACTCTTGCAGGTCTTGCATTCATTAATCCTTGTGGATCAGCACCTACTGGATGGGGTTCTAATTGTGGTTGTTTAGGTTCAAATTCTGAAATATGTACTAAAGCTCCGGTCCATTCTTTTACCATTTCTCTATATGGAAAGGCTACTCCTGATCTATCGGAGATTGCTAATGCTCTACTACCTTTTGCAAATCTAGCCATTATATGTTTGGATAGTATGTCTTCGGAGTAATAAATGTACTAGCTGCAGAACCATCTTCAGATAATGCTCTAGCTAATTCATCCTCGTACAACAACTTCATCTCCTGTGTTCGTTGTGGTGCAAACTTCATAGATAAGTAATAAGATAATCCTGAAATCATACAAGGTACAAATCTAAAAGGTGTGTCTGTTGCGTTAGTATAAGCTCCTACATCTTCAATTCTTTTAACATAATAAACGCTAAGAAAATTTGATGCAGCAGTTGAATTAGGTAATGGATAAACTGTAAGTGTAACTTTATCAATAAATCTTTGTATCCAAAATTGTGAGGGTGTTCCAAGTGATGCTTTGTTTGCTGTTGCAGCATAAGCGTCTCTTGCAACTTTAGTTAAACCTGTATCTGATTGAGATGTTGTATTATAGTTTTGTCTGTAAGAAACATTTAAAATATCCGTAATACCATAAACATTAGCAACAGGAACAGTTGTAGCTTGTGGTGAAGCTGCAGCCGCTGCTGCACTGTCAACTGCATTTCTATAAAAAGTATATATCCCTGCACCTTCATCAGTTGCATCTACATTAGTAGAGGAACCTACAACTAAATTAATATTAGTATTTCCTACTTCCCAAAAATGTATTCCTCTGTTTCCCCATTCTTGAAAAAGAATGTTTAGTGATCTTCTGGCAGTTCTTAATTGATGACCGGCTGTGCCTTGTAAACCAAGACGTTCGTATGCGTCTTGAATTATTTCATCAATAGAAAAGTCTTGATCAAAACTATAAGACTGTGAAGTAGTATTAGCCATTGCTACCTACCCGTCAAAATATACGGTTAATCCTGTGTTAGCTGCATCCATAATGTCAGTGTTAGTTCCTAAAAACGCACCGTTTATACATAAGATTCCATTGTGTGGAACATGTGGTTGGTAAGTTCCTGCTGCTGCTATAGTTTCCATTTCAACTGTTCCAGTTGTAGAATTATTACTTATCTCTAATGATCCTGCTGCTGCAACTCCTGTAAAACCTCTTATTCTAGTTCTACCATTAAAAACAGGTGCTGAAAAAACAGCTACTGTTCCCATAGAAATATCTACGCTAGCTGCTCCGTTACCTGTAACTTTAGTTAACGTTCTATAAAATAGAGTTGAGACAACACTTGCCCCACCTGCTGGACCTGTAAGATCTTCTGTTTGACTAGCACCAAAAGCATCTGTTCCAATAATTGTGTACGTAACATCAGAGTTATCATCACCAGTTCCTGAAACTAATTTTACTTGTTGTGCGAATCCTGGACCACAAATTGAATCATTGCCCGCGGCAGTTGTTAAAGTTAAATCTGCTCCATCTGCTGGATCGCCTTCTGCAGAAAGATTAGTATCGCTTGCAGCTGTGATCTGAGTATTACCTGCATTAGGACCAAAGAATCTTGATTTTATATTTGTATCGTTTGACATATTTTTAATCTCCTTAAATTGTGTGGGCCGAAGCCCACACTAAATTAATTATTATGCTCCAAATGCAAATGCACCAGTTGTAGCATCAGCTGCTCCACCTAGTTTATATGCAATATTCCAAGTACCTGTTGTGTAACAAATAAAAGCAATTGTTCCACCAGTAGTTAAAAGATTTGTAGCTGCGGCTGCTGGTGTGAAAACCAATGCAGTTTCACCTGCTGTTGATATATCGTGAGTTACTGCTCCACCTGCTCTTGATTCTATTACAGAACCTGTAGCCCAAACATCTGTTCCAGCTGCGTTAAGAGTTAATGCGTTAACACCACCTGTTGTATCTACTGATTGTACATAAACACAAACATCACCTGCTGTTGCTGCTGGTAAAGTTACACCACCTACGGCAGCACCTGTGTAGTTAACAGTGTTAATTTGATTGTTGACTAAAGTAATAGCTGCTCCTGTTGCTAAAGCTGCAGCAGTTAAACCAGTGTAATCTGGTAAAGCTGAACTGTATCTAGTTGTAAAAGCACCTGTTGTATTATTTTTTGTTGCGACTTGAAAACCTGCTTCTGATCTTACCGGTCCGCTAAATGTAGTATTTGCCATGTTAATATTCCTCCTAGAATATAATAAATGTAGTCCCTAGGGGTTGTCGACTATACGCGTCTACATCTAAAATTGTTTTATGTATAGTGAGTTATTTATAGCTTAGTTTTAAGTAGAGTGCAAGAGATCCTAAGGTATTTATGCATTTCAGCGATGTAGCTTTTGTCTAAGTAGCTACAGAAACTTGTGGAGCAGAACCTTCTACGTTGTTCTGTAAGTGAGCAATTCTAGCTTCTTCAAGCTTGATCTTAGTGATGACTTCTCTAACCTTGTCATCAATTCTGACCATTTCAAGAGTATATCTATCTTCACTAATATGCTCCTGTTCCCACTTCAACTCCAAGGACCTTTTTGCTTTGTATAGGTCTTGTATCATCAATAACCTCCTCATAAGTTATCCGATTTAACGGAGAAAACATTCC